TCTATAAATCCTAACACAAGCGGTATGTCTATTGAACTTTGGTTTAAACTAGATGCAGATAATTTCAATTATTTGTTCTCGTTTGACGGGACAGACACTACCTATATGGCTTTAAGTTATAGGGCTAATTTAGATAAAGTTGTTTGGTTTTACAGAACAGGCTCGGCTGCTTTAGATAGTTTATATACTCCGACAATAGAACTTAATAAATGGCATCATTTAGTTGCAACAACAGACGGTTCTAGTGGAGAACTTTATTTTAATGGAGAGCTATCAGAAAGCTCTACTTCTGCAACTTATAGTAGGTCTTACAACGAAGATTTACACTTTGCAAATATGTATGATTTAGCCCAAAACAATAATACGCAGATAGGTCAAATAAGATTCTATAAGGGTGGATTAACAGCAGACGAGGTAATGCAAAACTACCTATTCACTAAGAATAACTATCCTAATGAGATACACTTTACTGGCAACAATATTTCTAGTGCAGATTGGAACAGTAGTGGATATTTTGACCTTGACGGCTCAACCGAATACTTTGAAACTTCTGGAACTCCTAGTGCTTTAATTAACGCAAATAATTTCACATTTCAATTGTGGGTAAAAATGCACACAACAGGAACGACAGATTATATAGCTTCTCAAACAACTGATGACGGTAATAATCAAAATTGGCTTTTACGTTTTCATTCAGACAATAAAATTAAGTTCTATGTATATGGAACAGATGAGTATCTTTCCACAACATCAACGTATTCAGCTAATACTTGGTATCATATTGCTGGGGTAGTAGAGGCTGACGGAACTGTTAAGATATATGTCAATGGAACATTAGAGGTTTCTTCATCTAGTGGTAAAAGTGCAGACACAGTATCTAGAAATACTTTTATAGGTTCTTTGGGTCAGTCTAGCAGTGGACGCTTTGACGGAGATATAGGTGCTGTAAAATATTACAAAAAAGCCTTAACAGCGGCAGAACTATTAGCAGACTACAATGCTACAAAATCAACATACGGATTGTAATGGAAAACTTAAAGATATACGGATTGAACATAGGACGGGTATTAAAATAGACCGCAATAATGAGCAAGAAAAAATTTAAAGACACCAACGTTGGGAAATTTTTATTACAAAAGATTCCCAGCGTTGTCGGAGCCATAGCAGGCGACACACCTGTTGGTTCTGTAATACAAGCTATAATCGGTGGTAGCGATATGTCACCAGAAGATAAAGAAGTTGCTCTTAAAAAATTAGATATTGAAAGAGCAGAAATTGATGGTACAACAAGAAGGTGGGTAGCAGATGCCCGGTCAGGAAGCTGGCTTGCGGCTAATGTACGTCCATTAACATTGGTATTTTTAGTAATAGCATATGTTGCTGGTTGGTATATGGGCTATCCATTAGATGATATAACGGGACTATTAACAATAGTTATCGGGGGCTATTTCGGATCACGAGGGGTCGAGAAGGTGTTCGGAAATAATAAACATAAATGATAAATACAGATTTGAAAATATACGGTTTAAATATTACAGCATTATTTGCTAGCTCAGATATGGCACATAACATTAACCCTACGTTGCAAACGCTAGTGTTGGTGCTTACAATAGTTTATACTTCAATCAATATATATAAAAAATTTAAATAATATGAAATTAAAATACTTTACAGACGAAGGGGACTTTAAAGGCAATATGGACAAAATGGATCCTAAGCTTTTAGGTATGTTAGATGCTCTTAGAAAAGAGTATGGCTTTCCTATAATTATAAATTCATCATATAGATCTCCAGACCACCCAATTGAAGCTGCTAAAGAGAAGCCAGGCGAGCATGCGCACGGCGCCGCTGTAGATATTAAATGTACCGGTGGTGAAGCCACATACTTATTAGTTGCTGCTGCGATTAAATGTGGTTTTAAAAGAATAGGTATATCAAGAAAAAGTAATTTTGTACACGTTGGCATTGGTTATCCCGGGGCGCCTGATACAACTATTTGGACATATTAAAATAAATTCAATGAAATTAATTAGAAAGATAAGCATTGGCCAAGATTATAAGAATGAGGCAATGCACTACTCCGTAGGTCAAGAAGTTTATGGAGGTCACAAAATATGTGACATATTAGAAGAAGATGGTAATTACAAGATCTATATTCAAAAAGACGGAGCCCAGCTGCCTTGGAAACATTTCAATGCGAATATGGCCGTATCAATAGAATATAACTTAGACTACTAAATGAAATCACTATACAATTATATTATATCAACAACCAATCGATACGATAATAAAGTGTCTATCGATAACAAAGAACTTATACTAAATACAGAAATAACCGAACGCGATTATAAGTTTGTAAATAGAATTGGGACTGTAGTTAATGTTCCTATTAATATAAGCACCCCTATAAAGCAAGGCGATGAAGTTATTGTACATCACAATGTATTTAGAAGATGGTTTGACGTAAGAGGAGTTGAAAGAAACTCTGGTAGCTATATAGACGAAGATAAGTATATAGTTTCACCAGACCAGCTCTTTGCGTATAAGCAAAACGGTAAATGGCACTGTCCAAATATGTATTGTTTTGTAGAACCATTAGAAAACGAAGACATATGGAGTACCGAGAGTGAACAAAAACTTTTAGGTAAGCTTACATATACAAATGACTATTTGGAGTCCTTAGGATTGTCTTATGGCGATATAGTAGGGTTTACTCCAGATTCAGAATACGAGTTTAACATAGATGATAAAAAATTATATAGAATTTTATCAACAGACATAACTATCAACTATGGACATAAAAAAGAAGAGAGGACTTATTCTTAAAGCCGCTGAAAATTCAATAAATGAATTAATAAAGGTTATGAATAAGAAAATGGATCCAGATGAGCTAGATCCTGAAAAAGTTAAAATATCTGCTTCAGCATATAGATTAGCAATGGAAGACGCTATCACAATGCTAGATAGGGTTGAAGAATTGTCTAACATAAAAGAAGAGGGAGAAAAAGAAAAAAGAGAATTTTTTGGCGTGGAGGGCCGCGCTAAATAGTGTACAAGCAAATGCTATACACAACAACTGCAGATCACTTAGATTTAAAACACGTTAAAAAAGCTAACAAAGCAAAGTCTTTTGAATATGGCTATAACGAAGATATCGACTGTGTTGTTATAAGTAAAACCGGTACTATAGGCGAAATATACGAAATCCAAGGGTTGCGTATCGCGTTGCCTCCAGTGCCAGACGAAGTAGCTGGTCAAGAATTGAATAAAGAAGACCAAGTGTTTATAAAAACACTAAAGCCGTCTTCACTAAATAAAATTAAAACAATATATGATTTCAAAATACTTCCGGACGATTTTAAAGAGCAGTACTACGATTATATCGATAATGAGTTTAGTCGTAGGTCTGACGGTTATTGGTTCATGTGCAACGGGACCCCGTGTTACATTACAGGGTCACACTATATCTACCTTAACTGGACAAAAATCGACGTGGGCTCACCAGATTTTAGACAGGCAAATAAAATATTCTACTATTTCTGGGAGGCGTGCAAGGCTGATTCAAGAAGTTATGGCATGTGCTACCTCAAGAACAGACGGTCTGGTTTTTCATTCATGGGAAGTTCAGAGGTTGTTCACCAAGCTACAGTCTCCAGAGATTCCAGATTTGGAATTTTATCGAAGTCTGGAGGAGATGCGAAGAAGATGTTCACAGATAAGGTTGTACCAATATCTGCTAACTACCCGTTCTTCTTCAAACCAATCCAAGACGGTATGGAAAGGCCCAAGACGGAATTATCGTATAAGACACCATCGCGAAGACTCACTAGAAATACCCTCAACGAGGCTTCCGAGGAGACTCAAAAGGGTTTGGACACAACAATCGACTGGAAGAACACCGGGGACAACTCGTATGATGGGGAGAAACTCAAGTTACTCATCCATGACGAATCGGGTAAATGGGAGAAACCGGACAACATCCTCAATAACTGGAGGGTCACGAAAACGTGTCTTAGACTTGG